TGGAGACAAAGCGCAAGGAGTTCTCGATGCGATACGCAATCGCAGCTCAGGATTACACGGATTTGCTTTTTGAGCGGTCCCAACAACTGTTTGATAATCCAGAAGAGCTTGCCAAGATTAGTCCTGACAAGCTGGCGGTGACGGTAGGTATCCTTACCGACAAGGCAGCGCAACTTACTGGCATGGCGTCTTCAATCGTGGAACATCGCAAGGGGGCAAGTATTGATGATGCCGCCAAAATGATCTTTGACGCAAAAGCTCGTATTGCCAGCAAGATTAAGGAAAGCTCGATTGAGGCTGAAATCATCAACGAATAAATAAAGTGCTAAAGTGGACAGAACATCCAATCCTAGCTGTTCCCACAGATGAGGAAATAGCATATATGAATGCTGGAGAGTTGATGGAGTTTCATCAGATTCGTGAAGAAGCTATTCGAAACGCGGCAAAAGACCCGTTTAGATATGGATGGAAGTTTGAAAACTGGAAAAAGCTAGAGCAATGCCTTGAGACAAGAAACGAAGCACTTATTAGCGGTGGAAATCGCAGTTCAAAAACTCAAGTAGGGGCATACTTTGTAGTTAAAGCTGCCATTGAGAATCCAAACTCAGATATTTTCTGTTTCGCTCAGAATGCAGAGGTTTCAATCCGACAACAGCAAGCCGCGGTTTATGACTGGATGCCAGCGGAATTTAAAAGCAAACAAACAAGTCAAAACACATATCTTTCTTATTCAAGAAAGAATGGATGGACTGACAACTCTTTAATTCTACCAAATGGATCACGAATTTCGTTCAAAACATATGCTGCCTTCGCAAACAATCAAACCATTTTAGAAGGGGCGGAGCTTGGATCTAAAGAGGCAACATGGCTAAATATTGGGACTTGGTGCGACGAAATGCTTGGTGGTCCTGAATTGGTTGACACGTTAAGATTTCGATTGGCCACCAGAAATAGCAAGATGATGCTTACGTTCACTCCAATTTTTGGATATACTGAGCTAATAAAGCAATACCTTGATGGAGCTAAGGTTCTTGAAAGCAGGAAGGCGGAGTTGTTAAACGACGAAATTGTTCCAACGATCCTTGAATGCAAGAATATTAAAGGCACTATTCACTACTTTCACTCTCAAGATAATCCATTTGGTGGTTATGATCGGATAAAACAAACACTACTAGGGAAGACAAGAGAAGAGATTTTAATCAGAGCTTACGGGATACCAACAAAGGCAGCTGCTACTAAATTCCCCAAATTTAACAAGGTTGTCAACGTGGTAGCCCCAGATACCATTCCAACTAAAAACATCACGCGCTACCATATTATTGACCCTGCTGGAGCAAAGAACTGGTTCATGTGCTGGATTGCGATTGACGAAAGCGGAACATTCTGGGTTTACCGTGAGTGGCCGGGAGTTGACGTTGGTGACTGGGCGGAATGGAAAAGCGGCAAGTGGATGCCGGGGCCGGGAGCCAAGGGGCAAGGCTTTGGTATCCGTGACTACATTGAGGCAATCCAAGAAATGGAGGGCGACGAGGAGATCTTTGAACGATTGATCGACCCTCGTCTTGGAGCAGCAAAGTATCAAGCGCAAGACGGATCATCTTCAATTATCGAGGACTTAAACGAATCCGGCATGGTGTGTATTCCCGCCCCCGGACTTGATATTGACGACGGATTGCAAGCACTTATAGGCAAAATGTCATGGGACACAAGCAAGCCACTAGACTCTGTGAATCGCCCAAGGTTCTATGTAAGCTCGGACTGTGAGAACATAATTCAGGCACTCAGCGAATACACTGGCGAAGGTGGACTTAAGGAAGCGTGGAAAGATCCAATCGACGTTTGCCGATACGCCGCGATTGCTAATCTCGATCATGTTGACAACAGCCAGTCATTTGTTACAACTCATGGGTCTGGAGGATATTAATTATGGAAACCGAGCCTAAACCATTGACTGCGAAGGGGTTTGTCCTAGACGTTCTGAAAGAGGCTTACTTCCGCAGAGCAAGAGACGAGAAGCTTGGAAGCACCAAAAGAATCACCCAAGAACTAAATATTTTACAATCAGTCATTAAAGACTTTCAGAAAACACTTCCAAATGAATCCACCGACACCTAAGAAAGCAGCCAAACGTGGTCGTCCTGCTAAGAAGACCATCACCATTGATGAGTCTTCATGCAGCCTTGACAGCCTTATTAATCAACAAATTGATGAGGATTTCATTGTTATGCGTGTTTGCAACAACCCAAGCTGGGTCATTGTGCGTATGGATGGATTAGCCGTTCCGGTGAAATGTCCGGCACGCTTATCAAATAAACTTGTTGGCAAACGCATTAAAGTGTGCCTAGTATCAGCTGACCCCGAAGACTATTACGAATACGCATTATGATTGAATCACACGAACTAGAGGACGAGTCTCTTATTTACGCCGACAAAGAACCGGACGTCAACGCGCTTATTGATGCGTATGATACCTGCCTCATTGATCTTGAATACTATTTTGAGTCTTGCCTGAGGTCTTATAATGACCGCCGCAACATCTGGGACGGCAAGTCTGACGATCTTCGTAAGAACGGGGCCAACGCGTTTCCGTGGCAAGGTGCTTCCGATCAGGAGGTCAACGTTGTTGGAGAGCGGATTGACATGTATGTGTCCTTGTTTGACCAAGCTCTTCAGCGTAGCCACATTAAGGCGTTCCCGACGTCCATGGCTTCAATGCCGCGAGCTTCTGTTGTGTCGTCGTTCCTTAAGTGGATGCGCTCGACCTACATTCCTGACTTTAAGAACCAAATGGAGTTGGGTGCGAACTATTTGCTAGAGAAGGGGATTATGGTCTCCTATGTTGGATGGAAACGAGAAAAAAGAACATATTTGCAACAAGTCACCATCGACCAAATTGCCCAACAATCCACCGATCTAGCGAACCTTATTATTGATGGAAACGATGACGAGATGCTGATCGAGTTGATCCAGCAAGCGTTTCCAGACTTGTCAAACAAGCGGACAAAGAAAGCAATCAGGGAACTGCGAAAGACGGGGGCTTCTGAAATCCCGATTCCACGTCAAACCGTTGATTGCCCAGTTGTCTATTCCTGTGCCCCGGATGGAGAGGTGCTGTTTCCGCCCTATGTATCAGACCCACAACGCGCTCCTTACGTCTTCTGGCGCACGTTCTTGACGGCCCAAGAACTTGAGAAAAAGGTAACGAACGAGGGTTGGGACCGCAAATGGGTTGATAACGCCATTTCCAATCTTCGTGGGAAAGATTCCATGTATCTCGACGGCGAGAAGGTGAAGACTCAGACGCGCTTGCCAATCACAGATGACAACGACTTGGTGATGGTGGTTTACGGCTACCAGCGATTGATTGACGAAGAGGACGGCAGCGAAGGTATCTACTGCACCGTCTTCCACCCAACTACGGACGGCTACGCAAAGCATGAACTTCTCAATGGATACGATGACTACCCGTTTGTTGTGACTCGACTAGCCAATGACCAGAAGCGGATGTATGAAGTGCAAACATTCTCGGATATTCTCCGTGGTCCGCAGATGCAAATCAAAACTGAGCGTGACAGCCGGATTGACCGTGCGTCGTTGGCAACCTTGCCACCGCTGATGCACCCTGCTGGCCGTCCTCCTTCCGATTGGGGTCCGGGCCGTCGCGTTCCTTACCGCCGCCTTGGCGAGATCGCGTGGGGACCAGTTCCTCAGATGGACCAAGGTTCCATTGAGTCCGAGGTATCTATGCGAGCGCAGGCAGACCGTGCTGTCGGATTGGATCTTACAAACCCGCTTACGGTTGCCCGTCAACAATTCTACGTTGGCAAGTTCCTCGATCATGTCCGCGACGTGCTTAACATGGCATGGAAGCTGTATCAGCGCATGGGACCGGACGAAGTGTTCTTCCAAGTTACCGGCAATCCGAATCCTCAAACAATGACCAAGGGCAATCCTGACGAGAACTTTAGCATCACGGTTTCCTTTGACTCGTTGACCACTGATCCAGAGACTGCTGAGACCCAACTCAAAAACATGGTTTCGCTTGTCCAGCTTGATCGCAACGGGGTTCTCGATATCAACAAACTCCTTGAGTTTACCGCGTCTAGCATCAACCCGATCTTTGCGGACTACGTTCTGCAACCAGTCGAGGAAGCGCAACAGAAGGTTGCTAAGAACGTCACTGACGACCTCGCTAAGATCTTTGCAGGAATCGAGGTTCCGGCGCAACCAAACGGCGCACAGATTGCAATGCAGATGGTTCAAGCGTATGTCCAGCAACCCGACATTATGCAACGCGCACAGTCTGATGAAGCCTTTGGTGGTCGTCTCCAGAAATACATGGAGGCTTACCAATTCCAGCTACAACAGGCCCAGAATGCTGAGATCGGTCGTATTGGAACAACTCCTGCCCAAATGGGCGGCATAAGAACACAAGACATGGCGCAATAATGCCCAAATACGGAGACATAAACCCAGTTACTAATCTTGTTTTTGTGCAACGTGGTCGCACTTATCCAGATGGCGAGTATTGGGTGACTTCTGACGTTTTCGATAAAAGAAGAAAGTCGATATCTGAGAAAAACAAAGCAAGAATGGCATCGGATGAAGATTTTGCAAAAAAAATAAGAGAAAGAAGCTTTAAAAGCCAAAGTCGTCCTGAAGCGAAAAAAAGACGAGTTGATAGACATAAACAAAACATGAAATCAGATCCTGTTTATGCTATCAAGTTCCTTACCAGAATGCGACTTGCTTCATTAAAGAAGAGAAAAGGAATCAATAGATCAAATTCCTCAAGGAAAATGCTTGGGGCCGACCCATGGGTTTGCAAGAAATTTATCGAAGACCAATTCTCCAAAGGGATGAGTTGGGCAAATCGAGGGGAGTGGCATATCGATCATTTTTTCCCAATAAGCCTTGCAAATAACGAGGCCGAGGTGCTTGTGTTTTCACATTTCACAAACTTGCAGCCATTGTGGGCTGTTGACAACCTGAACAAAAGAGCGAATATACCTCACCCATTAAAAATCATTGAGCGTGACGTATTGGTAGAAAGCTGGATAAGAACACACCAAATGCAACAGATGCAGAACGCTGAGATCGGCAAAATCGGAACAAATCCCGCTCAAATGGGCGGCGTGACAACCCAAGGAATGCAACAATAAAAAATAATGATCAGCATTGATGAAATTGAAATAATTCTTGCTGTTCCATGTTTCATCGCTTGTTTCTTAATGATTGTTGATTCATTCAAACAAATCTAAAAATGATCGAAAAGCGATTTAAGAAGGTTGTCACTAATCCAGAGACAGGACGTAAAAAGACTGTGAAGTATGGACAAAAGGGCGCAACTATTTCACCGGGGACTTCCAAAGGCGATGCCTATTGCGCTCGATCCGCAAAGATCAAGGGTGATTGGAAGTCTGATGCAAATAGTCCAAATAACCTATCCCGCCGCAAATGGAAGTGCAGCGGGAGCAAATCAATGAAATAACTCCATGAAAAGCAAAACAAGCGGCTGCGGCCACAAGGAAGAAAAAGAATACGGCAAAGGCAAAAAAGGTAAGGGCTACGTTGAGATTGAAATCAAGATGGGCCGTATGCCTAAGAAAAAAGCTAAACGCAAGTAGTCTATGAAAAAGCCAAAAACAAAAGCCGCTAAA